TGAAAGATTATAGGAGAATTTAAATTATGGATGCTACAGGATCAAACCGGGTTGGTGGAACACAGACAACAAGTGCAGGTAGAAGCTTTCTTTCTACGGTAATGAGTCGTTTACCATTCGGTGTACAGATTTTAGATAATATCAGTCAACTTAATCCAAAATACGAAACATTTCAAGATTTAGTAATTGACCGTAATCAGAGAGTTAATGACCTTTCAATAACTCGTCAACAACAGGACGAGACAGAAGGTTTAATGGGTTCATTACTAGCTGATAAAAATTATCAACGCTTCATGTATGCTAATCTCGACCTTGATAAAATTAAACGTTTACAAGATTATCGAAGAATGGCAGGATATTCAGTTCTTAATGACTGTCTTGAGGAAATTTGTGATGAATTATTTACCGAAGATGAAAAGAATCGTTTTGTACTTTTAAAACTTCAAGGTGATTTTAGTAAAGCTGTTGAAGAAACCATCCAAAAAGAGTGGGATAAGTATATCCAATTATTTAAGTTGAAAGATCGTGGTTGGCAGTGTGGTTATAATTTCATGGTTGATGGTGAATTATTTTGGGAAAACGTCATCAGTGATACCCATCCAGAATTCGGTATTTTAGGTGTAGTTTCAGTTCCCACAGAATTGATTAATCCATTCTATAAAAATCAACAGAATGATATCATCGAAGGATATGCAGTAAGAAAACCTCTTATTAATCCTAAATCAAATCAACAAGAAAAGGAACAGTTGATTATTCTTGAACCAAGACAGGTTACTTATATTCATACTGGTAGATGGGGTGAAGGTAACAACTTCAAAGTTCCTTATATTGAAAATGCAAGAAAATCATATAAACAATTGTCTTTAATTGAAGATAGTATTGTTATTCATAGACTTGTACGTGCGCCACAACGCTTAGTATTCAAGGTTGATGTTGGTAATCTTACACCACCTAAAGCAGAAGCTTATATGAAGCGTCTTATGCAGAATTATTGGTCTAAAAAGACTTATGATACTTCAACTGGTCGTATTACCAATACGTATGATCCGCAAAGTATGTTAGATTCTTATTGGTTCCCTAAGAAAACTGGCTCAGAAGGTACAACAGTAGAAGCTCTTGAAGGTGGAATGAACTTAGGAAGTTTGGATGACTTGATGTACTTCCTTAGAGCACTTTATAAATCTATGAAAGTTCCTATTGGTCGCCTTGATCCTGAGAATGTTGTAAAAGATGGTGATGCAATGACCAGAGAAGAATTGCGTTTTGCCAGATTCTTACAACGTATTCAGAAACAATTCGCAGCAGGATTAAAAGATAGTTTTATTACCCATTTAAAGCTTAGAAAGATGTGGGAGAATTTCAAACTTAAAGAACATAGTTTTGAACTTGAGTTTAATTTACCTACAATGTACATGATGTTGAAGCAGAATCAGATTTTCGAATTGAAATACAACAACTTTAATAACATGAGCAGTAATGATGGTGTATCTAACAGTTTTGCACAGAAGAAATATCTTGGTTTAACTGATGATGAAATGGCACAGAACCGTGAATGGAAACGTAAAGATGCTATTTTAGCTTACGAATTAGCTAAGATTGGCGAAGCTGGTCCAAACTGGAAGGACGCAGAAGCCGCTGGTGGTGGAGCACCCGCAGAAGGTGGTGGAGCACCAGCAGGTGGTGGGGGTGGTGGATCAGCATTACCACCAGAATTTGGAGCCGCACCAGAGGCAGCGACTCCCGCACCCGCAGAAGGTGTCGCACCCGCAGGTGGTGAGGGCGCACAGGCACCCGCAGGTGGCGCAGAAGCCCCCGCATCAACAGCAGTACCACCAGTAGCATAACGTGATATATGGCTAAAGACATATATTATTCACAAGGCATCTATCCCTTAAAGAATACATCGAAGTATAAGGGGTCGATGCCTTTGTGTTATCGCTCACATCCTGAGTTTTTATTATGCAGATGGTTAGATTTAAATCCAAATATCATTGAATGGGGGTCTGAAAGTGTAGTTATACCTTATTTGAAACCGACTGACGGAAAAGTTCATAGATATTTTATAGATTTTAATTGTATTTTAAGAACACCTACAGGTACTTTAGAAAAATACATCATTGAATACAAACCAGCAAAGAAATTGAAACAACCTTTACCAAGTAAAAGAAAAGCCCCAAAGACATTAATGTATGAAATGGAAGAATATGCTATCAATAGTAGTAAATGGGATGCAGCTAAACAGTATGCAGCGAAGCATAATATGAAGTTTACCATAATTACCGAAAAAGAATTAGGTATTAAATGTTAATATACTAAATAATTAAAAGAAGAGATACAGTAATCTATAAACAGTGGTTTGTTTATAGAAACTACAGGTGAGTATAGCTGTCCTGTACATCAATATTTATAAAGGTGAGTTTAAATGACAAGTCAAAATGATACCAAAAAATGTTTTAAATGTAATGAGATTAAATCTATAGACGATTTCTCAAAATACACTAAAGCGTTAGACGGACACCAGAACAACTGTAAACTTTGTAATAAACAGTATAGATTACTACATAGAACTGAAAATATTGATTATCTTCGTCAGTATAGAGTTTTAAATAAAACAGTAATAAAAGAAAAACGAAAAGATAAATATGATAATAATGAAATACATAGATTACATATTAAAAATTACGTAAAGAAATATAACAAAGAAAATAGAACCATAAAACAGACTCGTGATAATTCATATGTTAAAACAAGATTAAAAACTGATTCTAATTATAAGTTATTACATAATTTAAGACGAAGACGTAATAAAGCATTAAAAAATAATTCTAAATACACATCAACAATAGAATCCTTTTGTTGTACGATAGAAGAAGTATGGAATCATTTAGAAAAACAATTTCGTGATGGAATGACAAGAGAAAATTATGGTAAAGTATGGCATGTAGATCATATAATACCATTACAGTTCTTTGCGGATAATGATTTAATAGACCAAACCAATCAGAAGATAGCTAATCATTGGGGAAATCTTCAACCATTATTAGTACGTGAAAATCTATCTAAAGGCGATAAAGTACCAGAAAAGACCAATTTTATTTATTGATTGTTTTACCTTCCTCAGTATTTCTTTTTGCAAAATAATAGGTAATAGCCATTGTAGCAATACCCATAAATGAATCCGCAGTGATTAAAGCACAGAAGAAACCAGCAATAATAGCTAATGAGAACAATCCTGCTAATATCGCACGAACTTGTACTTCACTTTTACCGTCAATGTTTTTAGTTATAAATGGCATAATATTACCTCTGTATAATTATTTATTGAAATTGTAAATGAATATGGTAAATTATAAATAGTTATATGAGAAAAAAATCAGATTTAACCCGTAAAAGTTTACAAAAAATTAAACGCTCCAAAACCAAACCTTGTGATCTTTGTGAAGAAAAGAAAATTTTAGAAGAACATCATATACATGGTCGAAAAATACCTGATGCTAATGCTAAATGGAATCTTTGTTATATTTGTGCAGATTGTCATACAGAAGTACATCAAGATTTAATTGTAATTGAGGATTGGCAACAAACATCAATTGGACCTGAGTTACTATGGTATCGTAACGATGTTAAGATTTAATATTTACCGTATACAGAATCGAGATTGCCGTGTTGCGTATAATCCCATGAGAGTTTCGCAGCAAGTTCATCATTTTGCGTATAAGGTTTAGGTGGTTCCGCAGTAGGCGTACCACCACTTAATTTACCATACATAGACGAATCCGAAACCTGACTTGAACCAGCTTCCATAGGAGCATTTGGTTCGTAAGAATAATCAAATCTCTTGCAAGTAATATACCAAACGATATGAGCCATTAAAGGATTAATCTGCCCGGGTATATTTTCATCTCTTCTTTCGGTAATTTCGTAAACATTTGGTCCACGTAACCAGCTATCGATAGGATTATAACCACCACCGCTAACATAACCACTATTTAATGTTTTATTACCATCAGGATCGCTCATAGTACAGAAATCGATTGAACTTAATCCTGTTAATTGTGTATCAGGATAAGAATTTGGATAACCCCCACCATTTGGACGATCCCAACCAACCTCATCAAGACGAATTAAATCACCACTTTTTGGTTCTGCTCGTGGATTCTTCATATCTGTAGAGAATTGAGAGATGGGAATTACAATTGTCAATTCACCCTGTGCTTGAATACCAAACTTACTCAATAAAAGAGAATCGTTATTCATTTGAGCTAATACAATCATTTCGGTAGGTGAAGAAAATCCCTTAGTAGGATTCTCACCGTATAAGAAATCATGTGAAGTTAAACTGTAAAGATTGGTAAAATAGGATACAGAGGTTCCATATAATTGCGTAGCTTCTTCCCACCATTGGGCTATAAGCTTACGTTCATTGGCATTTGTGTTTTTATTTACAAATCTTGGTTTAGTTCCATTACATTTCATTTTTTACCCCATGAAGAATCTAATAGGTGTTACATCAACAAATCCACTACCAGTTAATAATTGTTTTTCAAGTTCTTCTTTTTCTTTAAGACCTTGACCTAATAAATCTGTACCATTAACTGTACCACCACCGAATAATACCTGACCTTGGAACTTAGTTCTAAGATTACCGATAGCAATTTTTGAAAGAGCTTGTACATAGAATACAACCCAAGGTTCTGAAATTAAATCACGAACAGGTTTTTCTACATTAGCACCAATACAACCAAAATAGTTCTGGTTAGGCATTGGTTCTGGAAGAATGGTCATATATTGTGAACGAGCATTAAATCTGATATACGGTTTTTGCGCCAATACTTTCTCTCTAGTTTCAAGCCATTCTTTAGTAATATGCCACGTAACCAAATCAAATCCCATACTACCTAAAAGATTTCCGTAATAAACTTGTTGTACCATCGCTTGTTCCATCGTGAATAAAGTATTAATACCAGTTGATTCACCTTGTTCGAAAGACCAGACATCAAGTACTTTACGATAATCTTTCATATCATAATCAAAACCGATTTTAGCATTATTACTAGTCTTCTCATTTAATTCAGGAGTGAATGAGAAAATATCATCAAGTTTAATACCAATACCTCGTTTGTAAATATTGGTATTGAAAATCATAAACTCTTCTGAGTAACCAGCATATTTTGTATATAATTCAATGGCGTTATCAATAAATGCAGCAATATTTTCATCACATAAATCAATATTGATAGAAGGCCAACCAAGAAGACGTTTGATACGTTCCAATAAGTCACTATAAGCTTCAATTTTAGGATTAAGATATGTAGAACCACTCTCAGTAGTGATATCAAAGGTAGGTTTACCCACATCAACAATAGTATTAGTAGTTATTCCAGTAGTAATATCACTGAAAGTATTATTTTGTTGATTTAATAGTTGACCATAATTATACAAAGAAAGTCCATAATTAACATTATCAATACCCATTACCATAAATGATCCAGTTGAAGTTAATCCACCAACCAATGTAGGAGTTTTAAAGTCTAATAAAGGATATATTTCACTATTCTGTTCAATTTGATATAAAGGTACAGCAACAGCACTACCATTAACAGTAAATGCTACAGCTACACCATAGGAAGTAGCATTAGGAACTAAAGTAGAAGATTGATAGATATGTGCATCATTTATTACAAAACCGGGTGATGGTGGTATAATATCCAAAGCGGGGTCATCAAAACTGTAAACTTGTAATCCAACCTGACGAGTATTTATTTTAGTTGGTAGCCAAAATCCATCGGCTGTTGTAGTTTGTACGATGGTTGCATTATTAATATTTGTAAATTTAGCCATAAATGAAATCCTTTTTAAGTATTTATCAAAAGAGTTGAATAATCTTGAGAAAATGCTATACTGTAAGGGTAATAAGAATAAATTATATAATAAACATATAAACTGAACAAACATAAGAGGTTACGACTACATACCAAAGTACCTATAGTAAAACACACTTATTGGTATAAATACTTGAACACTTTAGGAGAAATTAATGAAGAAATATACACAAGAAGAATCTATGATTGAATGCTTAAAATATTTTAATGGTGACGAACTCGCCTCTAGCGTCTGGATTGAAAAATACGCACTACGTGATAAAGATGATAATCTAATCGAAAAGACACCAGAAGATATGCATTGGCGCATGGCAAAAGAATTTGCACGAATTGAGAAAAAGAAATTTAAGAAACCCCTCACAGAAAAAGAAATCTTTGATGCATTTGATAAATTTAAATACATCGTCCCACAAGGTTCACCAATGTCTGGAATTGGTAATAAACATCAGAAACAAACCCTTGGTAATTGTTATGTAATTGATAATGTTGTAGATTCAATTGGTGGTGTATGTTATACGGATCAAGTTATGGCTCAACTTATGAAACGTAGAGCAGGTGTAGGTGTAGATATCAGCAATATTCGTCCATCTGGTATGCATGTTGAAAATGCTGCACGTACTACAGACGGATTCAGTGTATTCGCAGATAAATTTAGTGAAACTGTTAGAGGAATTGCACAAGGTGGTCGTCGTGGTGCATTGTTATTATCTATGTCAGTACATCATCCTGAAATTGAGAAATTTATCTTGATGAAAGCTGATAAGAAACGTGTAACTGGTGCAAATATTTCAGTAAGATTTACAGATGATTTCTTGAAGGCTGTTGAAGCTAATACTGATTATGAACAATTCTGGCCTATGACAGGAAAGAAAGAAATTTCTAAGAAAGTGAACGCTCGTTCAATCTGGAAATTAATGATGGAAGCAAATTTCAACAATGGAGAACCCGGTTGTATGTTTTGGGATACAATGATTAATAATAGCTTATCAAATCGCTATGGAGCCATTGATAATAATTTCTATGATCGAACAACGAATCCTTGTGGTGAAATTGTAATGGGAGTTGATTCTTGTCGTTTGATTGTTGTAAATCTCATCAGTTTTGTTGAACATCCGTTTACCGATACAGCATTTTTCAACTATGGTAAGTTTGGTAAGATGGTTGAAATGGGTCAACGTTTAATGGATGATCTTATTGATTTAGAACTTGAATGCTTGGATGAAATTATCAATAAAATTAAATCTGATAAAGAGACAGATAAAATTAAACAGATTGAATTGGATACATGGTTGAATATAAAAGATTCTTGTATCAAAGGTCGCAGAACTGGTCTTGGTGTAACGGCTTTAGCTGATGTATTTGCTTCTATGGGATGTAAGTATGGTTCAAAAGAATCATTGGCTATCACTGATACTGTATTCAAGGGTTTAGCGGTTTCGAGTATGAAATCATCTTGTGAGATGGCGAAGGAATTGGGTGCATTTCCTCTTTATAATCATGATCTTGAATATAATAATCCTTCTCCATTACTCACTCGTATTTTTGAAGCTTCACCAGAGGTAGCAGATTTACACTCAAAGTACGGTAGAAGAAATATTTCTCCTACAACTTGCTCACCAACAGGAAGTGTTTCAATCTTGACACAGACTTCTTCTGGTATTGAACCTGTGTTTGAATTGTCTTACAAACGTAGAAAGAAAATCAATGCTACGAATAGCACAGTTAAGGTCGATTTCGTTGACGATATGGGTGATAGATGGCAGGAATTTATCATGTATCACACAGGATTAAATAAGTGGATTAAAAGTAATCCTACAAAGGATATTACCAAGTCACCTTATCATGGTTCTACTGTTAAAGACATCGATTTGGAATCCTCAATTGATCTTCAATCTAGTGTACAGAAATGGATTTCACATTCAGTTTCAAAGACAGCAAATGCCCCTAAATCTGTGAGTATGGACATGGTGGAAAAACTTTACATGAAAGCTTGGAAGGGTGGATGTAAGGGTATGACGTTCTACCGTGATGGAAGTCGTTCAGGTGTGTTGGTAAACGAAAATGACACTGGTAATAAAGAAGTTAAAAAGAACGAAGCAAAGAAACGCCCCAAAATTGTTCCATGTGAAATCCACCACATTAAGGTTACAAAGAAATTAGATAAGGTGCGTACATTCGAATATATGGTTATGATTGGTTTTGATGAAGGAGTACCATATGAATGTTTTGCTATCGAAAATGGTAAATATGACAAAAAATTAACCACAGGCAAGATTATACGTGAAACCCAAGGGCGATATCATTTGATATTTGAAGATGGTAGCGAAATTAAAGATATTACCAAGAATACAACAGAAGAGGAAGATATGCTTACTCGTTTTACATCACTATCTCTTCGCCATCATGTTCCTCTTCAATATACTGTAGACCAATTATTGAAGACGGAAGGTGATATGTTCAGCTTTGGTAAGTCTATTGCACGAGCATTAAAAAAGTATATTAAAGATGGCACAATTGGTGGTAATTGTGAGAAATGTGGTTCTAAATTGGTTTTTGAAGATGGTTGCAAGATTTGTAAGAATTGTGGAAACTCAAAGTGTTCATAAGAATTACTAAATAGTTGTATACGAAGACAATTTCAGATACCCGACAAGGTAGCCCGATTCCGCAAGGAGTCGGGTTTTTTTTTCGTTTATATACTAAATAATCATATGCGAGATAATTTTTTCTACAATCTATATATAATTTTAAAAGAGGAACGTACTTTTGGTGGTTATAATGCATGGATAATATCTTATCCTAGTAAAATCCTTGAGGTTCCAGATTTCTCACATATAAGTTATCTAAAAGACCACCCAAAAATATTTGGTATATCACGATCAGATTTAACAACGCTCACACAAGAAGAATTATATATGAAAGCATTTAATAATGGTGCTCTCCGCATTACTATTAACCAAGAACCAAAAGCCACTTATGGGATTAGTAGTATTCGTAAAAATATGACAATTGATGGTACAAAAGAAGTGATAAAAAATAATCTAGAAGTATTACATAAATTAGCAAAAGACGCTGGTTGTTCAGTGATATACACTGCAATTCAGACCCCATTATCTGATAAAGAATATGATTATAACACGACCACTATTGAAGGGTTGTATAAATTAGTTGAACATGTAAAATAAAAAAGCGTGTAAGATTTCTCTCACACGCTTCTTCGATATATCAACCCCGACAAGGTAGCCCTCTTTCCGAAAGGTTAGAGGGTTTTTTGTTTTAAATACTAAATAATTAAAACGGAGAATAATTATGAATAGAGATTTAAAACTAGAAGCAATTTACGAGAGCATGTCTGAAACCAAAAAGAAGACTGAAAAATGTGATCAATGTCAAGAAACTATGATTAATGGTGTTCGTTGCCACGAAAAGGGATGTCCAAATCAGAAACACGAATGTAAGGGATGCAACACAAAAATACCAATGAATCAAAAATATTGCGAAGATTGTAAATAAAACAAAAAAGCGTGTAAGATTTCTCTCACACGCTTCTTCGATATATCAACCCCGACAAGGTAGCCCTCTTTCCGAAAGGTTAGAGGGTTTTTTGTTTTATAATTTCGTAT